AGATCGCCGCCCGCCTCGCGCTGGAGTCCGAGCCGCTGACTAAGTTGCTTGAGGAAAATGCCTACCGCGAAACTATCTGGCGTCAGCGCGTCAATGAAGGGGCCGTCGCCAACATGCTCGCTTTGGCCCAGGGCGCGGATCTGGAAAACTTGGCGGCGAATTACAACGTCGAACGCCTCGTAGTGCAGGCTGGCAACCCCAACGCCACCCCACCGATCCCCGAAGTTCGGGAGAGCTACGACAGTTTGCGAGAGCGCGCCCAAATGGCCTGGGAAGGTCTGAGCACCGCTGGCCCGCGCAACAGCTACATCTTTCACGCCCGCGCCGCTGACGGCCGCGTGGCCGATGCCACAGCGGAAAGCCCAAGCCCCGCTGTAGTGGTGGTCACGGTGCAATCTTTGCTGGACGACGGCAGCGCAGACGCGGGCTTGCTCAGTATCGTCAACGCCTACCTGAGCGACGAAGACCGCCGGCCTGTGGCGGATCGTCTGACCGTGCAGAGCGCGACCATCATCCCCTACCAGGTCAAGGCCAGGTTGTATCTGAACACCAACGGCCCCGAATCCGAGCCGATCCTTGCTGCTGCCAACCAACGCCTGCTGGCCTACGTGCATCAACGTCGCCGGTTGGGTATGGAGGTGTCCGAGTCGGCCATCCATGCCGCGCTGCATGTCGAGGGTGTTCGCAAGGTCGAGCTGGATACCTGGACCGACATCGCCGCCACGCCGTACCAGGCTCCGTACTGCACCACCATCATGCTCACTCAGGGTGTGGAGTAATGGGCACCGTGTCGCTGTTGCCGCGCAATGCCAGCCAACTGGAACGCCTGGCCGCTGAAGCACTAACGCAAATTCAGCGCACGCCCATTCCGCTGCGTCAGCTTTGGAACCCAATGGCGTGCCCGGTCGATCTGCTGCCGTACTTGGCTTGGGCCTTTTCGGTCGATCACTGGGACAGCAAATGGACAGAAGCTACCAAACGCGCCGCCATCCGTTCGGCGTACTACATCCACTCTCGCAAGGGCACCATCGGCGCCCTGCGTCGTGTCGTTGAGCCGTTGGGTTACCTGATTGAGGTGGTGGAGTGGTTCGAAACTATCCCCGAAGGCGTGCCCGGCACGTTCGCGCTGAAGGTTGGCGTACTTGATACCGGCATCACCGACGAGATGTACCAGGAGCTCACCTTCCTCATCGATGACGCCAAACCCCGCAGCCGACACCTGACCGGTCTGGCCATCAGTTTGGAATCCACCGGCCACCTCTACCTGGGCGCCACGATTTACGAAGGCGACGAAATCACTGTGTACCCGCCCATTCAACGCGACATCGAAGTCACCGCCATCATCGGCCGGGGCGGTCGCGACCACATCATTGACACTCTGGATGTATTCCCATGATCGACCAGACCTCTCAGTTTTTCGCAATCCTGACCAACATCGGTCTCGCCAAACAAGCCAATGCTGATGCCCTGGGTATCGCGTGGAAGATTACGCAGATGGGCGTTGGTGATGCCAATGGCACCGAACCCATGCCCTCGGCGACCCAGACGGCGTTGATCAACGAGCGCCGCCGAGCCCCGCTCAACCAGCTCAAAGTCGACCCAACCAACAGCGCAATCATCATTGCCGAGCAGGTCATTCCAGAGGATGTCGGCGGCTGGTGGATTCGTGAAATTGGTCTGTACGACGCTGACGGTGACCTGGTGGCCATTGCCAACTGCGCCCCCTCGTTCAAACCGCTACTGACGCAAGGCTCAGGCCGCACACAGGTTGTGCGAATGAATATGATCGTCAGCAACGCCAGCAACGTCGAACTCAAGATCGATCCCAGCGTGGTGCTGGCCACCCGTGCTTATGTCGATGCGAAAGTCCTGGAGGAATTGAACAAGCTCGACAGCAAGCAGTCGGTGCGGGTGGCCACCACGGCCAACATCGCGTTGACAGGGCTACAGACCATCGACGCGGTCGCCCTGGTCGCCGGTGATCGCGTTCTGGTAAAAAACCAGACCTTGGCCAAGGACAATGGCATTTACGTTGCGGCAGCGGCAGTCTGGACCCGGGCGTCGGATGCCGATACTAACGCCGAGGTGACGTCGGCGTTGCTGGTCTCGGTCGAGCAGGGCAGCACGCTGGCCGACACCCGTTGGCAGTTGATTACCGACGGGGCGATCGTCCTGGGCACCACCGCCCTGACGTTCCAGAACATTACTCAAGGGTTTGCGCCGATAAACTCCCCTGCCTTGCTGGGAACGCCAACGGCGCCGACTGCCGTGGCCGGCACCAACACGACACAGGTTGCGACAACGGCGTTCGTTGCGGCCGTCCAGACGTTGCTAAACACTGCGCTGGGACTCAAGGCGCCATTGGCCAGCCCAGCGCTAACGGGAGTGCCAACTGCTCCCACTGCGGCACCCGGAACAAATTCGACGCAAGTGGCAACAACGGCATTTATACAGGCCGCGCTGGCCGCGCTCGTTAACTCGTCGCCCGCTACCCTCGACACACTGAATGAATTGGCGGCGGCGCTCGGTAATGATGCGAATTTCGCCACCACCATGGCTTCCGCACTTGGCCTAAAGGCGCCGCTGGCGTCGCCAGTGCTGACCGGCGACCCCAAGGCCCCGACCCCAGCCACGGGCGATAAAGACACCAGCGTTGCGACTTCCGCATTTGTTCATAACACGCTGGAATCCTTTGGTATGGGGGGCGGCACGGCTGTTCAAGTAGCTTCCGCAGCCACCCCGACGGAAATCGCCGCTCTGCCAGCGGGTAATTACTACTACCCGCCAGCGTCGTCGCCATATCCTGATTTTGCGTTTACTCAGCGCTTTAAGTACCAGTCCACTCGCGGTTTTGAGCTGGCCAACATCCCGTACACGGACCGCTTCTTTGGGCGTGCTAGTAACAGCGATGGCGTCTGGCGGGCGCCGGTGGAGTTGGCGAAACTTGATAGTCCGGCCTTTGCCGGCACGCCGACGACACCAACGCCGGCCATTAACACCGGTGGTCAGCAGGTAGTAAACCAAGACTACGTTCGGGCGTGGACCCGTAAGTTCATTGGTGCAGGTGTCGGTGGTTTGGGTGCGGCGTACACAGTGAATGCCAACCAGGTTGGAATGTGGTTCAACATCACTACTCCTGGTGCGTTAATTACCCTTCCAGCGACTGATACCGTTCCGTCTGGTTCGACATTCCTGTTTAGGAATATCTCCGGCAATTCAAGCGTTACGCTGTCGTCAACCAGCACCTTTAGCGCTGAAACGACTGGTGTGACCTTAATTCTCGCCCCTTACGAAACGGTAGAGGTTACCGCGAGTGGACCATCGTACGTTGTCATCAACCGCGGCTCGATGGCGCTGGGTGCGCGGATTGATAGCCCGGCCTTGACCGGCAACCCGACTGCGCCGACCCCGGCAGTCGGCGACAACGATACGTCGATTGCGACGACCGCATTTGTCCAGGCTGCGCTGGCGGCGCTGATCAACTCGTCGCCGTCGACGCTGGACACACTCAACGAATTGGCGCTCGCGCTGGGTAACGATCCGAATTTTGCAACCACCATGGTCAACGCCCTGGGCCTAAAAGCCCCGTTGGCCAGCCCTGCTTTTACCGGAACGCCGACCGTTCCAACAGCGGCGCCCGGAGCTAATACAACGCAAGCCGCCTCAACGGCATTCGTTGCCGCCTTAGGCGCGCTCAAGGCCAACTTGGCCAGCCCAGCATTTACTGGCGCGCCGACTGCGCCGAACCCCGCTACGGGCCTGCGGAGCACGGCGATTGCGACGATGCAAAAGTTCACGGACGAGTTTGGGGCATCTATTGGCACCAACGGTTACCAGCGGTTTCCGACCGGGATCATTCTTCAATGGGGTTCTGCGGGCGTTCCGGCGAACGGCGGCACAACGGTATATCTCCCGATTGCATTCCCCACTGCAGCGGTGAGCGTCGTCGTCAGTGACCAAGCCTCTAGCCAAGTCTCCGTGGAGCCCATGGGCGGGCAATTCATTGACAACTCATCCTTCCAGGCTTGGTACAAGTCGGCGACGGCGGGCACCTTCTACTGGCTGGCCATCGGTTACTAAGGAGAAAACATGTTCTATTCCGCACAAACTGGCGGCTTCTATGACGCCATGATTCATGGGGCGCGCCTGGTCACAGTTCCTGACCCTGCGTGGGTCCGGCCGACCGTGGATTTTGTTTTGCAGCCGGGTGAATCGGCGTGGGTGGGTGAAGAGCTGGTGGTCAACACCGATGAGGAACCGATCACGATCCATGATGTACCTGACATGGGTGCCATCCCGGACACGCTGGAGGTCGACAATCCGGCCTGCTTGATTCCGACGGATGCGGTGGCCATCACCAAAGAACGCCACACAGAGCTTTTTGCCGGACAGTCCAATGGTAAGCGCATCACCAGTGACGCCGATGGCTATCCGATTCTTGTCGATCCCCCGCCACCCTCCCAAGAGTACATGGCCGCGATTGAGCGGGTTTGGCGTGACGCACAGCTGGCGGCAACGGACGGCGTTGTTTCGAGGCATCGCGACGAGCTGGAGGCCGACACGGGCACAACGCTTTCAGTCGAACAGTACGCGGAGCTTCAAGCCTTCCGGCGTGCGCTGCGCGACTGGCCGGAATCCGGAGCATTCCCGCTGATCGCTCAACGACCACAAGCGCCTGAATGTTTAGCCGACCGCTTGTAAACCCTTTACTTACAAGTCCTCACGCTCGCCGAACCAACGCGCGCGCGGCAGCCTGTGCAGTGTCTTTCCACCACTGCGCAGGCAATCCCCATGGCCGACGAATATCATCACGGCGTGCGAGTCCTCGAAATCAACGAGGGCACTCGTCCCATTCGCACCGTTTCTACCGCTGTCATCGGCCTGGTCTGTACTGCCGAAGACGCCGATGCCACGGTATTCCCCCTGGACACTCCCGTCCTGATCACCAATGTGCAAAGCGCTATTGGCAAAGCCGGTACCAAAGGCACGCTGGCTGCCAGCCTGCAGGCGATTGCCGACCAGACCAAACCGGTCACGGTCGTGGTACGCGTCGCCACCGGCGCCGATGACGCCGCGACCACCAGCAACCTGATTGGCACTACCAACGCCGCCGGCAAGTACACCGGCATGAAAGCG